TCAGCAGCAGATTTAATTTCTTTAGATAATCCTAACTACCAATATGTTGCGGCAAGATTATTACTTTACGGACTGAGAAAACAAGTCATTGGAAGACTTTGGGACCATCCACATATATTTGACCATGTTAAGACAGCTGTAGATAAAGGTGTTTACGATAAACAAATTTTAGAAAAGTATCAAAGAAAAGATTTTGATAGAATGGAAAATTGGATTACCCACGAAAGAGATTATACTTTCACATATGCTGGGTTAAGACAAGTAATAGACAAATATTTAGTACAAGATAGATCAAGTGGTGATGTATTTGAAACTCCGCAATTTATGTATATGTTAATCAGTGCCACAATGTTTGCTGATTATCCAAAAGAAAAGAGAATGACTTATGTTAAAAAATATTATGACGCAATTTCACAATTTAAAATTAATATTCCTACGCCAGTTATGGCGGGTGTTAGAACTCCTCTCAAACAGTATGCAAGTTGTGTTCTGGTTGATACTGATGACACTTTACCTAGCATTTTTTCTAGTGATATGGCTATTGGACGTTACGTTGCGCAAAGGGCTGGAATTGGTATTAATGCTGGTAGAATACGAGGCATCAATGCGAGGATACGAGGAGGTGAAGTACAACACACCGGTGTTATTCCTTTCCTTAAAAAGTTTGAGGCAACAGTTAAGTGCTGCACTCAAAACGGAGTTAGGGGCGGTTCGGCTACTGTTCACTTCCCTATTTGGCACCAAGAGATAGAAGACATTATTGTTTTAAAGAACAACAAAGGTAGTGAAGATAATAGAGTTAGAAAATTAGATTACTCAATACAAATATCAAAAATATTTTATGAAAGATTTATACAAGAAGAAGAAATAACTTTATTCTCACCACATGAAGTACCAGAGCTATATGAAGCTTGGGGTACACCAGAGTTTGATGATCTGTACTTAAAAGCAGAAAGAAAAATTAGTATTAAGAAAAAGAAAGTAAGTGCGCAAGAATTATTTTTTGCTATTCTAAAAGAAAGAGCAGAAACAGGTAGAATTTATATAATGAATATAGATCACTGTAACTCTCACTCATCATTTAAAGATATTATTAGAATGTCAAATTTATGCCAAGAGATCACACTTCCTACTGATCCAATCCAACATATAGATGGCGAAGGTGAGATTGCCCTTTGTATTCTATCAGCTATCAATGTTGGAAAGATAGAGGAACTAGATGAACTAGAAGAACTATGCGATCTAGCTGTTAGAAGTTTAGACGAAATAATAGATCATCAAAAGTATCCAGTAATGGCAGCAGAAATATCTACAAAGGCTAGAAGAAGTTTAGGTATAGGTTATATTGGTCTTGCCCATTATCTAGCAAAACAAGGATATTCTTACGAACAAAAATTAGGTTGGCGTCAAGTTGATAAATTAACAGAGGCGTTTCAATTTTATCTATTAAAGGCAAGTAATGATCTAGCAAAAGAAAAAGGTCCTTGTGAATACTTTAATAGAACAAAATATTCTGATGGTATCTTACCAATAGACACTTACAAGAAGGAGGTAGACGAGGTTGTAACCAGAAATCTATCTTATGATTGGGAGTGGATTAGGAAAGAAATTAAAGAGCACGGACTTAGACATAGCACACTCTCTGCTCAAATGCCATCAGAATCTTCTAGTGTGGTTTCTAATGCTACTAACGGTATTGAACCACCTAGAGATTATTTAAGTGTTAAAAAAAGTAAGAAAGGTCCATTGAAACAAGTGGTACCTGACTACAAAAAATTAAAAGGTAAATATACTTTACTATGGGATATGAAATCAAATGAAGGTTATATCAATGTAGTGGCTGTAATGCAGAAGTATTTTGACCAAGCAATAAGTGGTAACTGGTCGTACAATCCAGATCACTTTGACGAAAACCAAGTACCATTGTCAGCAATGGCACAAGACTTATTAACGACATATAAATTAGGTTGGAAGACTTCTTATTATCAAAATACATATGACGCTAAGAAAGATATTGACGAACCAGCCCACCCTATTGGGTTTGTAGATAATGTACCAGAAGGACTAACTAACGAAGATGAGGATCCAGAGAACTGTGATTCTTGTACAATTTAAGAAAGTATAAATAAAACGCTATGGGAAAATCAGTTTTTAATAAAGGGAAAAGTATCAACTTTTTAAAGCAACCAATGTTCTTTGGAGAGGACCTGGCTGTACAAAGATATGACTCAATGAAGTATCCTATCTTTGATAAGCTAACTCAACAACAACTTGGTTATTTTTGGAGACCTGAAGAAGTGTCTTTACAAAAAGATAGAAACGATTACCAAGAATTAAGACCAGAACAAAAAGACATATTCACTTCTAACTTAAAGTATCAAACAATGTTGGATAGTGTACAAGGTCGTGGTCCATGTTTAGCATTTTTACCATTTTGTTCTTTACCAGAACTAGAAGGTTGTATAGTAACATGGGACTTTATGGAAACAATCCATAGTAGGTCTTATACATACATTATTAAAAACTTGTACTCTGACCCTAGTGAAGTATTTGATACTATTATTAAAGACGAGAAGATAGAGAAAAGAGCTAAAGCAGTTACTGAATGTTATGATGATTTAATACTTACAGGTCACAAATGGCATTTAGATAAGAGTAAAGTTGATGAGTATGAACTAAAGAAAAAATTATGGAAAGCTTTGATTACAGTAAACATATTAGAAGGATTAAGATTTTATGTATCGTTTGCTTGTAGTTTCGCTTTTGGTGAACTTAAATTATTAGAAGGATCAGCAAAGATTATTTCTTTTATCGCTAGAGACGAAAGTCAACATCTAGCAGTTTCACAAAGAATTATAAACAATTATAGAGATATAGAACGAGACAAGATAATGGACAAAGTTATTAAAGATACTGAAAAAGAAACGTATCAAATGTATGATGACGCAGTTGGCCAAGAAAAACGATGGGCAACTTATCTATTCTCAAAAGGTTCTATGATCGGATTATCAGAAAAATTATTACACCAGTTTGTAGAGTATACCGCTAACAGAAGAATGAAAGCGATTGGATTAACTCCTGTGTACGATCAAAAGTCTAACCCATTACCATGGACAGATCATTGGTTAAACAGTAGAGGTACCCAGAATGCTCCACAAGAAACTGAAATAGAAAGTTATGTCATTGGTGGAATAAAACAAGACGTAAAAAAAGATCAATTTAAAAAATTTAAACTATAATGATTGAAAAACGAGAAAAGACCTGCTCTAGCTGCGAGACTAAATATATGGTACAATGGGATATTGAGGTACAAGACCTTGAGCCATTGACTTGTCCATTCTGTGGACATGAAGTTGAGGAAGTTGAAGCAAATGAAGGCGAAGATACAATCTGGACAAACGAATCCGAAGACGATAGTTGGGATTGATTATAGTTTGAATAGTCCTGCTATTTGTATAGCAGATGATAACTTTGATTTTGACAAGTGTACTTTTCACTTTTTAACGAGTAAAAAGAAACACATTGGACAATTTGGTAAAAATGTATTTGGTTATGAACACAAAGAATATACAACTCCGATTGAAAGATTTTCCAACATTTCTAGTTGGGCCTTGGATATTATTCACAAACACAAAAAAGAAACAGCACAAATTTATATTGAAGGTTACTCGTTTGGCTCAAAAGGTCAAGCTGTATTTCAAATCGCAGAGAACTGTGGTATTCTTAAATATAGATTACAACTCTCACCAACATTATTATATGACACAGTTGTACCTAGTGTTGTTAAAAAATATGCGTCAGGTAAAGGAAACGCAGATAAACAATTTATGTATGATGCTTTTAAAGAACATACAAAACAAGATTTGATAAAACTATTTGATATGGGGAAATTAAACAATCCAGTTACAGATATTATAGATAGTTATTATATAGCAAAGGTTGGTTATGAAAATTCTAAGAGCGAAAAATAAAGTAGAAGGTTGTGAAACATTAGTTGCTGATTTAGAAAAATTAGACTTTGGTCATTGTGCCATAGATGGACCAGGTTTTATTAAACTATATATTAGTATGGGTGAAACTATGAATTGGCCATTAATATTATTTAAAGGTCAATTAAGATATGGAAATAAAAGACTAACGTATGCCAAGATGCTTGGGTATACACACATTGAAGTTGTTGATGTACAAGATGAAAAGGAGTTAGAACGAGTTAGAGTTATGACTTGTTGGAAAAGAATATGAAAAAAGCAATTATAACAGGAATTACTGGACAAGACGGAAGTTATCTAGCGAAACTATTACTATCAAAAGGATACAAGGTGTACGGCGCTCAGAGGCGTAATACAGGCCTTAAACACTGGCGTTTAGATGAACTAGGGATAACAGATCAAATAGAATTTGTTGACTTTGATTTAGGAGAACCCTACAATATAGAAAAGACTATTGACAAAGTACAACCAGATGAGTTTTATAATTTGGCGGCGCAATCATTTGTTGGATTATCATTTGAACAACCACAAGTAACTACAATAGCAAATGCGTTAGGTGTTCTAAACATATTAGAAGTAATCAGAAACAAATATCCAAAGGTCAAATTTTATCAAGCCTCAACATCAGAGATGTTTGGTAAGGTACAAGAAACTCCACAAACAGAAACAACAAGATTTTATCCTAGAAGTCCATATGGTGTTGCTAAATGTTATTCTCATTATATGACAGTTAATTATAGAGAGAGTTATAATCTATTTGCTTGTAGTGGTATTTTGTTTAACCACGAAAGTCCAATGAGAGGTGAAGAATTTGTTACAAGAAAAATTACAAAAGGTTTAGTAGAATATACAAAGTCAGGTAAAGTATTAGAATTAGGTAATATAGAAACATTTAGAGATTGGGGTCACGCTGAAGATTATGTTGAAGCAATGTGGTTAATGTTACAACAAGACGAACCAGATGATTATGTAATTGCTACTGGTAGAACAGTAACGATTAGAGATTTTATTACATTATGTTTAGATGAATTAAATCTAGCTTATGAATTTCATGGACATGAAGTTATAGATTCACATACTCGTAAACATATAATCAAAACAAATCCTAAATTCTTTAGACCAGCAGAAGTAGATTTACTTGTTGGTGATAATACAAAGGCAAGACATAAGTTAATGTGGAGACCTAAACATACATTAGAGAGTATGGTAAAAGATATGATAACTGAAGATTTGAGAAGATGGAAAAGTTAATCTGGACAGACGAAGATAAATTCTTCATCACTACATTTAACAAAAGATTGTATGATGATTACGCACACAAGTTTTTACAAACATATGCTGAAACAAAACAAACAATTAAAATGATTTGTTATGTGGAAGAAGATTATCAATATCCTAATTATGCTGGAATAACTTATGTAAAT